CAATCTTATTCCCGGCCGCGGCGGCAAGCCGAAAGGGAATCTGGCAAACGCCGCCCTGCCGATGCGATCTGCCCCGGAGTTCGCCGGTGCGTTCGCTTTCGACGAGTTCCGCCTCGAAATCATGGTCGTGCGGGCGCTCCCATGGGATTCGGAGGCTGGCTTTCGGCCTCGACCTTGGAACGATATGGACTGCCTCAAGGTGACTGAATGGCTCCATCACCGTGACATCGACACCAGCACGACAGATGCGCACAACGCGGTTGCGCTTGTCGCCGGCGATGCAGCCTTCCATCCGGTTCGCGACTATTTGGCGGGGCTGCAATGGGATCAGACGCCGCGCGTTGACCGCTGGCTGTCGACATATCTCGGCGCGCCGGACAACGAGTATACCTCCGCAGTCGGCCGTCGCTTCCTGATCGGTTGCGTTGCGCGCGTCATGAGGCCGGGCTGCAAGCTCGACACCATGCCGATCTTCGAGGGCGCGCAGGGGATCGGCAAATCCACGACCCTGCGCACGCTGGGCGGCGAATGGTTCACGGATGAGATTTCCGATCTCGGGTCGAAGGACGCGGCCATGCAGATGCGTGGCGTCTGGCTTATCGAGATGCCCGAGCTCGACGCGCTTTCGACGAAAGAAGCCTCGTCTATCAAGGCGTTTCTTTCGCGCACAAACGACCGCTACAGGCCGCCTTATGGCCGAACCGTTGTCGAGGTCGCGCGGCAATGTGCATTCGCAGGATCGACGAACGTCGAAGCCTATCTGAAGGACGCTACGGGCGGTCGCCGCTTCTGGCCGGTTCGCGCCGCACGCTGCGATGTCATTCGGCTCGATCGCGACCGTGACCAGCTATGGGCGGAAGCGTTCCGGCTATTTCAGGCTGGGGAGAGGTGGTGGCTGGACACGCCACAACTCGAGGCCATCGCCTTCGACGAGCAGGGCCAGCGATATGTCGGCGATCCTTGGACGGAGAAGATCGAGGCGTTCATCGCCACGCGCACCGGCGTCTCAATGACGGAAATCCTCTGCGAGTGCCTCTTCATCGACACCCAACGGCAGACACGATCCGAACAGATGCGGGTGTCGAACGTGCTGACCAGCCTCGGCTGGAAGCGGAGGCTTGAGCGGATCGGAACGAGGAGGGTGTGGCGATACATACCGCCGGCAGAATAGCAGCCTGTCACCAACCGAGGTTGGTGACAAACTTTAGGTTGGTGACAGGATAAAGCGAATGAAATCAATGGTGTCACCAACGTCACCAACCTTTTCCTCGTATGTGCCTACGCGCGCGCAGGCGATGATTCACTTACACGTTGGTGACGTTGGTGACGTTGGTGACAGCGTTGAAATCATTGGGGAATTTCTGTCACCGACCTTTCGGTTGTCACCAACCTCTGTTGGTGACAGGGGCGAGCGGGTCCTTCCCGGCCTCTGCCTCTAGCGGGGACGGAGAGCCCCGAGATTTCACTCCATACAGAGTTTTTAAATGCTAAAGCCGTTTCCTTTCAATGAGTTAGTCATGCACGAGGCGCATAACAGACAAGGGCTGACGGACATGAAACCGAACGAATCCATGGAAATCATCTGGACCGCCGAGGGCATCGGCCGCACGATCGGGCGCAGTGCCGCCTTTGTGCGCCGGAAGCTGGCGGCCATGCCAGCATCCCCAGTTCATCGCTTTGGGGGGAGGTATTGGGCCTTTCGCGATGAACTTCTCGACTATTTCGAGAGGGAAGGTTCAAAGAAAGCCAGTTGAGTCCACTAAAGTTCATTTAAGTCCATAGGTGTTTCTTCCAGAATGGCCGCATCATTGCGGCCATGATTTTTGATCGGCTCCGCAAATTCTTCTCCCGCTCGACCCGTTCCTATGATGGAGCGGGCGGCGGTCGCCGCTGGCGCGGGCATCATGAGATGCACGCGACCCTTTCGGCGATGGCGGCCGCGCGCGGGCCGCTCGCCCGGCGGGCGCGCTACCTCGCCGCGAACAACGCGCTTGCGGCATCCGGCGTCGAAGCATGGGTCTCGGCGCTGATCGGCACCGGCATCAAGCCGCAGTCCGCGCACGGGGATCCCGACAATCGCACCGCGTTCAATCTGGCCTTCGAGGCATGGACCGACGAGGCGGACGCGGACAGCCTGACGGATTTCTACGGTCTCGAAGCCGTGATGGTTCGCAGGATGGTCGTCGACGGCGAGGCGTTCGCGCTGCTCGTCAATGTCGAGGATGGCCTGCGCGTTCGCCTGATCGACGCCGAGCAGATCGACCCCAGCCTGACCCGCGAGCTTCCGAGCGGCGGGCGGATCGTGCAGGGCATCGAGTTCGATGCCGCAGGCCGCCGGGTCGCATATCACGTCTTCGCCGAGCGGCCGGGCTTGCCGTTTGCCCGGTTGCCGCTGACCCCGCAGCGCGTACCGGCCGAGCATATCGTTCATCTCTTCCGCCCGGAAACTCCGGGGCAGGTGCGGGGCATCACATGGTTCGCGCCCGTCATGCTTCGCATCGCTGATCTCGACGCATGGCGCGATGCGCAGATCATGCGCCAGAAAATCGCCGCCATGCTGACCGGCTTCGTCCGCACGCCGGACGCATCGGGCCAGCCGTTCGACGGCGAGCAGCACGGCGCGAACCTCGTTGGCGGTCTCGAACCCGGCACTTTGAAATATCTAGACCCAGGGCAGGAGATCACCTTCTCGACCCCTGCGAACATCGGCGAGGAAGTGATGTCCTTCGCCAGTCTGACCGAGCGCGAGATCGCGGTCGGCCTCGGCCTCCCGGCGTCGATCCTTACCGGCGATTTGAGCGAGGTGAACTATTCGTCGATACGCGCCGGCCTCGTGGAATGGCGGCGGCGGGTCGAGGCCCTGCAGCACGGCGTCGTCGCCTTTCAGGCGCTGCGCCCGATCTGGCGACGCTGGGCCGCGACCGAGGTGCTGTCCGGACGCATCGCCACGACGATCGATGCCGCCATGCCGGTCAAGTTCATCACGCCGAAACAGCAATGGGTCGATCCCGCGAAAGACGTGCAGGCCGAACTTGACGCCATCGCGGGCGGCTTGATGTCCCGTCGCGAGGCGGTGACCAGCCGCGGCGTCGACATTGAGGCGCTCGACGCCGAGATCGCCGCTGATAACGAGCGCGCCACGCGCCTCGGTCTCACCTTCACGCAGAATCGCAAACAGGAGGCCAGCCATGCTGACCCGCAATCGGCCGACTGATCCGGCCGGCATGTTCACCCGTGCGATTCCCGTCGCCTCGTCGTCATGGAACGCCGAAGCCCTGACCATCGACGTGGTGCTGTCCGCCGGGGCGCCGGTCGAGCGCCATGATCGGCGCGGCAGCTTCGACGAGATCCTCGACCTTCGTGGCGCTGTCATCCCCGACCGCCTGCCGCTGCTGGATTCGCATAATCGATTCGAGCTTGATGGGCGGCTCGGCGAGGTGACAGGCATCCGCCTCGAAGGCGGCCGCCTCGTCGGCATGGCAAGGCTGTCGAAACACTCGCCGCTCGCCCAGCGCATCGCCGCCGAGATCGGCGACGGCGCGCAGTTCGGCGTATCCATTGGATACGACGTGCCGGCCGGGAAATGGGCCGAGCGCACGAATCCCACGACCAAACGCCGCGAAAAAGTCGCGACCGCTTTTTCGATCCTCGAGGCATCGCTGGTCGCGATCCCGGCCGACCCGGCCGCAACCACACGGAGTCACGACATGGATCCCGAAGACGAGAACAACCCTAACCCGCAGCCGCAGGTCCAGACCCGCGCCCAGATCAACGCGGAAATCCGCTCGATCGCCCGCACGACCGGACTGGACGATGCATGGGCGAACGGCCAGATCGACGCCGAGGCAAACCTTGACGCCGTTCGCGCCGCCGCGCTGGCGGAAATGCATACGCGCAGCCAGGCCGCGGCCGGTATCCGTTCAACCGGCGTGACGGTGGATGAGGATCACAACGACCCGGTGTCCATTCGATCGGCGATGGCCGATGCGCTGGCGCATCGTCTGGCTCCGGGCGCGGTGAAACTTGAAGGCCGAGCCGTCGAATATCGCGGCATGCGCATCCTCGATATGGTCGGGGAACTCGCTTCCGCCGCCGGCGAGCGATTCAATGCCCGGGATCAGGATGCGCTTTTGCAGCGCGCGGTGGGTGCTCATTCGACGAGCGACTTCCCCCTCCTGCTCGCCGATGCCGCGAACAAATCGCTGCTTGCGCAGTATCAGGCCGCCGCGCCGACCTATCGCAAGTGGGCGGCACGCAAGCCGTTCGTCGACTTCAAGGACCATAGCTTCCTGCGAGCCGGCGATTTCCCTGCCTTCCGCGAAATCAACGAGGCGGGCGAGGTCAAGTATGGGACGATCAGCGAGAACGCGGAAAAGGTGCGGGCCAAAGAATACGGCACCGGCATCGCCATTGGCCGCCGGGCGCTCATCAATGACGATCTTTCGGCGCTGTCGGACTTCTCTTCGCAGATCGCGATCCGCGCCGCCGCCGACGAGAACAAACTCGCCTATGGCGTTCTGGCCGCCAACGGGGTGTTGTCGGATGGGAAGGCGATCTTCCACACCGATCACGGCAATCTCGCCTCAGCGGGCGCCGCGATCGATGCCACATCGGTCGCGCTGGCCGTGGCGGCGCTGCGCGCGCAGAAGTCGCTCGACGGCCTCGTGCTGAACCTGCAGCCGACATTCCTCGTCGTCGGTCCTGCGCAGGAGGTTGCGGCTCGCCAGATCCTCGCTGCGATCACGCCGACCAAATCCTCCGACGTGAATGTCTGGGCCGGCTTCGCCGAGCTTATCGTCGACGCCAACATCATCGGCAACGGCTGGTACGTCTTCGCGGAACCG